ACCTTCTTGTTTATCTCGATTTGTTGGTTTTTCAATAGGACGACCTAAAGGTTCTTTATCGGTTGTTTCCTCATCATACCCATCAGGTAAATTTGAGGGATCAGAATACATTCTACCTTTACCATATAATGCAGCTAAATCATGAGGTGTACCATAAGATTTTCCTGATGATAACGGATCATTTCCTTCAGCTTCAATTTGTGATAACCTAAACCCACGTTTAGTATCTTGATTAACTAAATCTCTATATTCTTCATATTGGTCTTGACTAAAGTGGAAGATGTTTTCATAAATCCAATCTGATGGGATTAATTTACTATCTAACATTGATTGAGCTAATGTCATTTTTTCAGTCATTAAAGCTACTTTTTCTTGATCATATATAATAGATGGAGTAGATAATGAAATTTCAAAATTAGTTAAGTCTCCATCTCTATAACCTTGAGTATAAAGATGAATTAATGCTATTTTATATAATTCTGAGGTAAATATTCTTTGTATACGTTCCACGGTTCTAGCAAATCTAATGTCTTGTGCTGCTAATGTAGCTTTACCATCAGTATTTTCATCATAACCCATAAAAGCTTTAGGTACTTTAAGAGCCGCAAATAATTTATCTCTTAAATATTCAACATCGGCAATTCCATCCCATTGTAACCCTGCTAGATTATCTATTTTTGTTGTTGAGTCATTTCCTCTAATTGGAATATAAAAATCTTCAAGCATATTTTGCATATTATACTTTAAATTATATTCTCCAGTTTTTTCATCCATATATGGAGTACGTTTAAGTTTAGAAATTGTTTTTTCCATAAACGCATCTACCTCATTTGGGGGTATAGCTCCAACATTCATATAATAAATTCTTTTTTCAGGAGCACGAACAATCCTATGAATTAACATAGCGTCTTCCATTAAAACATATTGTTTAAATAATTTACGGGCAGGTTCAATGTAACTTCTACCATAAGGTAAAAAATTCATATCCGTTAATAAACGAAAATGTGCCATTTCATAATTATCAAATATAATGGAATTCGCTTGATTCCCTGAGTTAGGGACACTATAATAACCTGAATCTGTTCCAGATATTCCATCTGGGTCAAATCTATATTTTACTTCTGTAGGATTTAAAGGATTACCGTCTTTGTCTAATCCCATTCCTCCTTCTAATCTTTCAATATGATATGCAGTATAAGGTATAACATTATAAACCCCAAACTTTTCAGCAATTTCTAATTTTAAGAAAAAATCACCATACTTACACATATTTCTAATCCATGGCCAAAGATTAAATTCTACATTTAAAACATCATAAAATAAATTATATAATATTTGTTGAATGTTTTCATCTGAGGATCTAATTTGTAAAACCTCTCCCATATCATTTTTAAGAGTAGATTCATCAGCAACTATATCTAAAGCAGAAGCAATAATTGCATCTGTATCCATAGCATCATATTCTGAGTATAAATAAGGTCTTAAAGTTTGATAATTAAAGTTTTGTTGTTGACCATATAGAGAAGTAGCTGAATTTGTATAAACCCTATTAAATCTATCTATTAAAGAATTGGTTTCTAATTCACCAGTCATTTGGATTTTATTAACATCCATAACTTTAAGTTCATTACCTCCAACATTACGTATTAATACATCTGTTGAAAATAATCTTTTTAATCTTGAAAATAAGCCTTTATCTGCCATTTTATTTTATTTATAAATATATTATAATAACCATTTAATGTCCTCATTTTTTCCTCCTATTTTCATTGAATAAGGATTTTGAACACTATTAGCACTATACCCCCCACTATGGGAAGATTTTGTTTTTTGAATATTACCTAACGCTGCACGAGCTCCATCTAAACTTTGTTGTTGAAATTTTAATGATGTGTCCCGTAGAAACATACCAATCCCAAATGACATAACCAAATCATCATTATAACCACTTTGAGCTTCTGGTCTTCCATTTTTCCAAATAAATACTTTCATTTCTTCTAATAAACGTTTTGATTGGATTGTTACGGATCTATCACCAACAAATTCTCTAAATTTGTTAATACAAAGTGGTCTTGTTCTCATTGACATAGTAAAACCAGGAACCATTTCAGAATTACCTTCGTATACTCTTAAATAAGATTCTGCTGTTAGTTGATCTGATTTAGGAGATTGATATAAATTTTTATAATCTCTTTCTCTAATTGCATCTAAAGTTGCCCACCCTATATTAGCATTTTCAACTACTAACATAGCATTATTAAATTCAGTGGCTAAACCTGTTAAAAAATAACCAAACTCTTTAGGAGGCATTTGCCCCTTATATTCTGCTACTTGTGTATTAGTTTGGATATCCATTACATGGCATGCCGAAAAATCTTTACCATCACCTCTAGCAACATCCGCTACTACCATGTATTCTCGAGAATAATCAGCATTTTCCCAAATCCATAAATTTTGATCTACACCTCTTCTTTCTAAAGGATCTTTAATAGTGGTTTCTTTTAAAAAATCAATCCATTCAGAATAAAATACTATATCACCTGATGTTGAAAAATCACAATCACATTCTTGAGCTGCTATTCTGGGGTCACCTAATAATTCATCTTGTCTATCTCTCCACTCTTGATTTCTTTCTGGGTGTACATACCAAGGTAATTTAATAGGTAAAAATTCATTTTCTTGGGATTCTGCTCTAACCCAAGTTTGATGAAACCAATTTCCTGTACCATAAGGTGTAGATAATGCTATACATCCCCCTCCAGTTGCTAAAGTTTGTTGTGCTGATGCCCAAATTTCTCCAATATTATCAATAAAAGCAGCTTCATCAATTAATAAAAGAGATACTGCTTCTGATCTACCAGCATCACTACTTGCGGATGTTGCTTTAATTTGAGATCCATTATTAAGCCGCAATGTTAATTTATTATTTTCCATTGCATCTACTTTTAACCAAGAAGGTAAATTTTCATACATAAATTTTACCTTAGTAACCATATTTTTAGCTGTATCTTGTTTTGTTGCTATACAAAGTATATTTTTATCTTTGTGAAAAATCATCATCCATAAAGAATAACCTGCAGTTAAAGTTGAAATACCTAATTGTCTAGATTTAAGAATAACGGAGTAAGGATTTTCTTTAAATAAACCTAATACTTTTTCTTGAAAAGGATATAAATTAAATTGTATTCTACCTCGTTGGGGATGTTGAATATAACAGTATTTTTTCATAAAATGAACAGGATCTTTTGCACATTTTATATATTCTTGTCTTATTATTTTTTTTAAATCTGACATTTATTAGAGTAGGGGAGGATTAGTTAGCGTTTTTTTACCTTTTCTATTGATCTTCCCCCAAAATAAGCACCAATTACTGTTATTAATACTAACTGTAATAAATCTGTCCATTTTTGTTCAACAGTAAAATTAATAGTTCCAGCATCAATGAATATCATAAGAACAGTAGAAACTACTAAAAAAATTAATATTAAAGGTCTTACATTTTTACTTAACCAACTATCACTATTCATATCTGCAGACCATCTGTCAGTTATGTTTTGTTCCATTTTAGCTTCATGTTCTGTTATTAAAGCTTTGATTTTTCTTTCTGCGTTTAATTTTTCTTCTTTTGATGTGTGTAAGTTATCTATGACCCCACCTACACCTTTTACTAAATCGGCTGCACCATTTGAAAATAAATTTGATAATATACTCATAACTATAATTTTTTATAACATTGATTCTAACTCTTTTTTAATATTAGTTAGTTTTAATAATTTATCTCTTAATTTTTGTTTTTCTTCCCCTTCTGATGTTTTCCATTTGTTAACTGTAGATTTCATCTCTTTAGTTGTTTGTTGTAATTTAGTAGCAATAGTAGCTACTGAGTCTCCTTTTAATTGTTTAGCTGTTGGTTCTTCATCTTCTTCAGTTAAATTTACATCTATTCCTTTTTTAGCTAATTTTTCTGCCTCACCTGCATCATCAGTAGTTATTGTACCTTCTTCATTTAATATTTCTATAATTTCTTCTTTGATTGAAGATTTTAATTCTGATTTTTTCATTATAAGTTATTTTATTATAAATATTGTGAAAAAATTGTTTGTTTAACTTGTTCTATACGTTCTTCAGTTGTACCCTGAATTGTTACATATTTTGCATTTTTCTGATCTAATATTTCTAATATTTTTTTATTAATGTTATCTCTATACCTTGTATTAGTTTCTCTAACCCCATTATCTTCCATTTTAACTCCTACAGGAGATACATAAAATAAATGATCATAATCATTAATTAAATGTCCTAAAGCTGAATTTAAATGGAATGATTCATTAGCAGTCATTGACTCAGATAAAGCACTAAATGCCATAACATCAATAATAGTTCTATCTGTTATAATTTTATCACATAATAATTCACTTGCTCTTTCAGATGCAAATACTAATTGACCTTTTAAAGTTGAATCAGTATTCAATGGTATTCCCATATCCATTAAATATTTAGAACGTTCTGTTCTAAAAGTATAACCTTTAAATTCTGGTAGTTTAGCTAATTCATTAACTAATGTTGTCTTACCAACTGACATTGTACCACAAAATCCTATTTTCATAACTATTTTTTTATTATAATATACAAACTAATTTCTGTGAGTCATACCTTTAGGAGCAGGTTTTTTATACCAAGGTAAACCCTCTCTTCCTTTTCTTATTTCATTCCAATTCTCATAATTATATTCAATACCATTTATATAATATTCTTTTTTATGTTGGTCTTTATTAATTAATGCTGGTTCCTCAAGACTATGGAGTTTATTCATTCCTTGAACTTCTAAACATAACATAGTAGTAATAGATCCATCCTCTTCTTTTTTACGGAATTTTCTATTCTTAATATGTTCATTCATATTTACTTTAGACTTCGCCATTTCTTATTTATTTAATTTATTAGTATTTTCTTTAGGCATTGTTAACCCACCTATAGTATGAATTTTATCATCTTCTTCAGACCATGGTCCTTGTTTATCGGCATGTTCTAAAAACTCATTTATAGCATCACTCATTGATAATAATTGCTCTGCTACTAATGTGCCATGAGCTCCTGAAACTGATATACCTCTTGCACTTAAAGCATCACCTACAAAGTGTACATTTGGATATTTAGTTAATGATAAATCTTCATAATTTACTAATGGCTCCGGAGCTAAGTATTTGACTTCGGGTATGTATATTCCCCAATCATCTTTTAATGTTGGAAATATTTTTTTCATATCATTAATAAAATCTTCTATGTAACTGTAATATCCTTGAAATGCATCTTTAACTACATCTAAATTATCAATTTTAGTAGCTG